TCGACGGCCTGATCGGCAGGCCGGCCACCGTGGTGATCGTTCACGAGCAGTCTCGGGACGGCACCAAGACGTTCAGCAACATCAAGCTGATCATGCCCCACAAGAGCGGGGAGGCCTTGAAGCCATCGGGCCTGTGGGTACGCCTGGAGGACAGGCCGCCTCGGGACGACGACAAAACCAAGATCGTGACGCCAGCCACTGCGGCGCCGGTTAAGATTGCAGACATCAAGGTCCACGTCGGCAAGTTCAGGGGAGTCCCGCTTTCCGAGCTAACGCCTGACGCTGTGCGCGGCCTGGCCGAGCACTGGCTGCCCAAGGCTAAGGTCTCCAGCGGAAAGACGCCTGACGACATCGCACTCATTGCCGCGGTTACCAAACGCCTTGAGGAGCTGGCTAAGGCCGACGAGCCCGATTTTGACGACGTGCCTTTCTAAGCCATGAAGACACGCAAACCCACGATGAAGCTGATCCACATGGTGCCCGAGGTGGTCCGACTACGGTCGGAGGGCTGCACCCTGGAGGAGATCGGCAAACGGTTTAACCTCAGCCGCCAGCGGATCAACCAGATTGAACAGGCAGCACAGAAGCACGAGGAGATCCTGCGGGTGTGGGGATTCCCGTTCTCGACCAGGACGTTCAACATCCTCGAAAGCCTAGCCATCAAGAGCCGCCAGGAGGCTCTCGACCTCTACAACCTAGGGCACCTGCAGCCTAGGTCGGTGCGTGGGTTTGGGTGGGTATCCTACCGTGAAATCTGCGAATGGCTGGGCGTGCCCACCGTAAGACAGCCGTTGACCAGGACAATCTGCCCTCATTGCGGCAAACATCTCTGACAACTTTCCGGCAGCCTGTTGCTGCTGGGACTCGTGGGTAACCGGGGGCGCGCATCGGGACAAACGCGCATCAACTACTAACTGAAAGCAATTTAGCAATATGCCAGCAAACCCAACAATCATCTTCGACATCGAGACCGGGCCACTACCACTGTCGGAACTCAACATCCCTCCGTTCAACCCGGCCGACCTGAAGCTGGGCAACGTCAAGGATCCCGACAAGATCGCTGAGCGCATTCAGAAGGCCGAGGAGAACCACACCGCGGACTTCATCAAGAACGCAGCCTTGGACGCTCTCTCGGGGCAGATCCTGTGCATCGGATACCGCATCGAGCACCAGGTGACCGCGGTGCTGAAGAACGACGGCAACGAGGCCGCCATGCTCCGAAAATGGTGGGAGCTGTTAAACTACTACGAGCGGCAGCCTAAACTCGTCGGATTCAACATTAAGGCCTTCGATCTACCATTCCTCATCAAGCGCTCCTGGAAGCACCGCATCCTTCCTCCCTACTGGTTGCGCCAAGGCCGGTACTGGAACGACCTGGTGGTCGACCTGCGCGAGGTGTGGCAGCTAGGAGACAGCCGGGCTCATGGCAGCCTGGCGTCCATCTGCCGGCATTTGGGCCTCGGGGAGAAGGCAGGCAACGGCGCCGACTTCGCGCTGCTGTGGAATACCGACCGCCAGGCAGCCATCGACTATTGCCTGAGGGACGTGCAGTTAACCCAGCAGGTGGCGGATATTTTGATTCCGGCATACTAAGGCATGGACAGATACAAGGCCGGCAGATAGAGAGAGGCCGTCGACGTGAGCCGTGAGAAGTGATCGCCGACACCACAACTACAAGCCATGTTCAACCCACTTTTCCCCACCCTTTCCGTGTCACGTCCCGTTGCTTGTACGGGAGTTCTCACCGCGGACTGGGTGGGGTTTTCTGTTTGAATCATGAAAGAAGAGAAGAAAACCCGTAAGGCTCCAGCCTTCCAACTTTACACCGACGACTTCCTTGCCGGCACGCTTGATATGTCGCAGGCCGAGGTTGGTCAGTTAATTCGTTTGCTGTGCCACCAGTGGAACCGCGGTTCAATTCCGGTTGAAACCGAAAAGCAAGAGCGGTTGGCCGGCGGTTGCGTGTCGGTTGACGTCTTGGCTAAGTTCGATGAATGCGAAGACGGGCTTCTTAGGAACATCCGACTGGAATCCGTAAGGACGGAAAAGGGAAAGTTTCTGCAGAGTCAATCGGTAAAAGGCAAGTTATCTGCGGAAAAACGCAGGTTGGATGCTTTAGAACGCCAAAAGCAGGTCAACCAGAATCCAACCGCGGTTCAACCGGTGTTGCAACCGGACACCCAACCGGAATTCAACTCTCCATCTCCATCTCCTAAAGAAGATACAAAGAAGGAGAAGGCCTTGAACCCTGAGCTGGAAGCCTTCCGTTTACGAGTCGGTGCAATGATCCGCCGTCGACCAACAACCCAATGGAGCACCAAGGAGATCAAGGCCTTGAAGGAGATCTTCGACTTCAACACTCCGGAAGAAGACCTGGTCGCCTTGGAAGCACGCTACCAATCGGACGACAAATACCTTCGACGTGAGTTGATGACCCTGTTGAACAACTGGAACGGAGAGATCGACAAGTCTCGAAGCACCTCCCCTTCTGGGAACAACAGCACCGGCGCGTACAGCCTCAACATTGCCGACTACCAATGAGCGACCCCTACTTCGCCCAGGACGACGAGTTCGGCCTCATCGGCGCCTGCCTGTCCGGTGGATCGGATGTCTGCCATGAGGTATTCGCCAAGATCCCCACCGATGCTTTCCAGGACAGCGATCTGTACCATGTGTTCGAAATCGCCAAAGGCCTCGTTGCCAAGAGCGATCCGGTCAACATGGCCACCGTGGTCAAAGAGTGGAAGCGCTCCATGGGCCAGACTCCGGTGCCTTTCGAGGCTCTGAACAAGTGCGACGAGCTATGCCCGAGCCCAGCGAACTACCCGGCATTCGCTCAGGCAGTCTTAGAGGCCCACCATAGACGCCATCTCAGAACCGCTGGAGACCGTCTGATTCGTGAATCCGCTGTCTCCACCCTCTCCGTCGATCAAATCGTCTCTAATGCCGAAGCAGGGCTCACCGTTGAGGCATCCAAGGAGGAAGTCCAATCGTCCAAGTCGGTTGTCAGCCGGTTCATTGACTCGACTCAGGAACGATTTTCAAGGCAGGGCCAGCTTTCTGGTATCACCTCAGGCTTCCACAGGCTCGACCAGATGACCGACGGCTTCCAGTTCGGTGAGCTGGCCATCATTGCGGCCAGGCCATCCATCGGTAAGACAGCCATTGCCATTGCCATTGCCAAGGCAGCCAGCATCGACTCAAGGATCCCGACTCTGTTTATCAGCCTGGAGATGTCCGACGAGTCCATCGTGCGCCGGATGGTTTCATCTGTTGGCAGCATACCCATGCAGGACATCAAGACCGGCCAGCTCGATCAGGGAGGCATGAAGGCCATGTCCACAGCATCGGCCAAGATCGCAGGCAGCCCGATTCATTTCATCTCAGGATCCGGTGTGTCCAACATTGCCACCATCACCGCGGTAATCCGCAGGGCTGTACGCAAATGGGGCGTGAAGCTGGTCCTGGTAGATTACCTCCAGAAGATCCATGGATCGAAGGCCGCAGAGAAAAAGACCTACGAGATCGCAGAAGTATCTGGCAGGCTCAAGGGCGTGGCCTCCGATACCAAGACAGCCGTGGTCGCATTGGCTCAGCTCAATCGAGAGAACGAGAAGGACAAGGGCCGGGTGCCTCGCCTGACTGACCTAGCGGACTCTGGGCAGATTGAGAGGGATGCCGACCTCGTGCTACTGCTTAACCGGGAGCGCAACCAGCCCCAAGGCGAAGCTGTGATTGCTATAGCCAAACAACGAGACGGTGAGTGCGGCCTGGTGCCCCTTTGGTACGACGGCCAGTATTGCCGATTCTCCGACCCATCACCAAGTTTCTGAATCCATGACAACCCAATACAGCATCAGTCAGAACCAAGTCCTCCGTGAAGCCAAGCACCTGGTACGATTCGCCATCAAGCATGGCTGGATGTCCTACCCAAACGGCACCCTGATGGACGCCGAGGGCGACCCTATCCCAAACATCGAGCCCGAAGACGAGACAAGCAGCCCAATCACACCAGAGTTGTGCAACAAGGCATTTGTTCTGAGAGACCGTGGTATTACGTTAGATAATATTGCAGCTATTTGTAATGTTCCTCGTGGATCTATCGCTTACATAATATCACGAGGGCATGAGGATTACCTCTTAAGGTTAAGAGTAGATCCCAATAGCACTAAGGAATCTCTTTGATAATACCCAGAAACAGGTGAACGCGAGACCCCTATCGTTGTGTGTGATCAAGCACTAAAAACAATATCTATGCAAAACAATCACAT